ATAACTTTAATATCTGAATCAGCAAATATCTTGTAGCCATAAACAAAAGTTGTTTGACTACCATCCCCCGAATAACTGTTTTTTACTGTTGTGCTTGATACTGTCATAGTGTTTCTCTATATTGAATTATATGCCTTTTGTCTACGGTTTAAAATAATAAGTTTGACCTCTATTTTTTTCATTTCTTTCTTTCATACGATTAAAGAATCCGGGGTCTAAATACTCTTTAATCTGATAACCTATAAGGTAATCGTAAGCTGCTTTAGTGTAATACAAATTTATAAATGGTGTATGACCTTCTGCTAGTTGTAAAAATTTTTTACCTGCTTTTTTTGGTTCGTTCATAGTTTTTACCATATCTATAAATTTTTTAATATCAGAAGCTGTCGGTCCAAGTGCAGTTTCAAAAACTCCATTACCATATTGATTTTGAACTTCACTCATTAAAAAGTCTCCATAAATACCACCGCCACCACCTTGCACAAATGCTTGCATTAAAACTGATACTTTTTTTGGGTCTCTTGGTGATCTGCCAGACAACATATCTTTAACAGATAAAACTATATAACCAAAAATAGTTCCTAACATTAATGTAGAAGCTATCATTGTAGCACCTATTAATTTACTTTCATCTGGTCCATAAGAATCCATTTCTCTTCTTAAAATTTTTTTATACAAAGAAACCGCAAAGTTTTTATACTGCATTACAAATTTATTAACTTCACCCATAGCAGTTCCTTTAATTGTACCCATATTTGTTATAGCTCTAATTTGTGTATCTGGTTCTGGTGTTCCATGTGTGCCTTGGTCATTTAAAACATTTCTCCAAGTAAGTTCTAAATCATTTTTAAAATTTCTTAATTCTCTTGCACTTAATTTTCTACCAACATATTTATTGACAACACTATCTGGAATGTCTAGTGCTGCTTCAGCAGTTATATATCTTTTATCATCAGCAGCTAAAGTTTTAATAGAACGCAACATATCCCATTTGCCTTCATCTATTCCATAAAGTGTTAAAAAATTTCTTTCTCTTTTTTGTAAATCAAAAAATTTAGTATCTATTAATGCTCCGTAAAACCTTGCTACACCAAGTGCCATAGAACTTTTTAAACTTGCAATCCAACCATTTAAACCATTCCATTTAAAAAATTTATTTCTTAAATTACCCATTGCACCAAAAGAATCTGCACCATCTCCAAATACATTACCTCTATTTGCAACTACAACAGAATTACTAACAACTTCTAATGCTTCCATAGCAGCTCTATTGCTTCCACCAGCTAATCCATTTAGTGCTTCAAATAAACCAGTTAATAATCCTCTTCCTTGAAAATTACTAGATGCCATATAAGGTGCTAAATCTGCAAAAGATGTGATAACAGTTCCACCTAATCTAGCCATGTCTCCCGTACTTCTTACAACCATACCTATTTTTGCTAAAGTTTGACTGCCAATAGCATTAGCACTTCCATCAATTTGTGCAAACTCTCCTCTAAAATTTTCAAAATTTAAATCTCTAACAACTGTATAATCTGAATTTTTATATCTTTTTTTTAATAAAGCTAAAATTTTATTAAATGTATCTTGCGGATTTGTTCCCAACTCTTGCATAATAACAATATTTTTTGCACTACTTGTTAAAACATTAAAAACACTTGTTTGTAGAGATGGTTCTCCAAATTTAATATTGTATTCTTGTCTAGCTTCTAAACTTTTAAAATGTAAAACTCTTGATGCATTTAAACGATTAGTTACATTTCTTGTTCCATAAATACTATTTGTACCACCATATTTTAAATGATCTCCTGTCATTAAACTATCATAAATACTACTTAAAATTTTATTAATCTCTACTGGATCGTTTACATCAGAGAAAGTTCTTTTTAAATTTAATTTTGTTTGTATATATTCTACCCAAGCTAATCTATTATCTGCAAGTAACCTTGAATCTTTACTAGCAGTAGCCATTTTATCTGTATCATGTGTTGTTCGAGTAATCCAATCGTCTAATAAACCTATATTAGCTCCTAAATCATTTAATCTTAATCTCCAACTATTTTGAGATTCTTTTAAAACTCTAGCAATATCTTTAGCATTTTTAATACCTGTAGGTTCACCAATCATTTCTCTCATAATTTCTAAATCCATTCGACCAGAACTAAAATCATCCCAAGCATCTTTATTTATATTTCTAATATCATTAACCAATTTTGTAATTTCAACATTTTCTAATGAAGCCTGTTTGATACCAATAGAATTTCTAGTAATTTTAGAAAATTGTTGCATACCTACTAAATAACCTCTTACTGCCTGTATAGGATTAATTTTTCCATTAGATGTATCTACAGCATCTATTATTTTTTCATAATTTTCTAATGCTTTCATATTGTTTTCTGCTATGTTTCTTTTTTTTAAAACTTGTTCGTATTCAAATTTATCTATAATTTCTTGTGATAAAATTTTTTCTGATTTAACATCTGCTCCTTGAAATTTATTTTCATTAATTTTTATTTTAGCTTCATCTAAAATTACATTAATTTGATCATCAGATAACAAGTCTCCAGTTAATCTTTTAACTTCTTTAAAACACTTTGATAATGATTTTACTGTTGCCATTAACTATTCCTTTTTGTACAATTAGTTCCAGCTTCTATAGCTTGTCTAATTTGAGTTTTATTTTTTATAGAACTATCAATTTTTTTAATATCAGCTCTCTCTTGAATCATAGTTCCAGTTAACTCTTCATCTTTAATGTTTAATTGTTTTTGATGAAACGCAGTTCTTTGTTGCATATTTTCTGCTTCTAATTCTAACTCTGATTGATTTTTTTGTGCTATTATTTTTTGTTGTTCTGTTAATGGTTTTGCATTTCGGTTGTTCATGTTAGATTGTTCTTGTATTCTTATTCGATCATTTTCTGCTCTTTTAGCATCAACTATATCTCTTTGTCTTTTTTGTAAATTTCTCATATTTTTTAAATAAACTGTAGCTGATGATCTATCTCCGTTTTTTAAAGAACTATTATAAAGAGTGTTAAACTCTTTAATTTGATCATCTAATTTATTTAATTGTGCATCTCCAACACTTGTTCTTTCAGATATAACATTACCAGTATTTACAGGTTCTCCTTTTAAAACTCTACCAACAGAATAATCTAATAGTTGTCTTTGATTTTCTGGAGAAATTGCAGCTAATCTTTGATAAATATTTGGTTTACCTCTTTTTTCTGCAAGAAAATCTCCTAGTCTACCAAAACCAACATGAGCAGCAGAACCAATAAAACCACCAAGTGCTATGTTAGCAATAGCATCATAAGCATTATAATCAGCTTGTTCTGATTTTGCCACACCATAAACAATAGGTTCAACAAGTGTGTTACCAACTAAACCTTCTCTAAAACCTTTTTTCATTCTAGCAATATTTTTACCAGAAAGAGCAACCATAGAAGCAAATCTAGCTTGACCCACAACAGGCACAAAAGATGCACCAATATTAATAGGGTCTAAAAAACTTGTACCAAGAGATTCTAAAAAGAAAAAACCTTTTGCCATTTTGTTTTGTGGTCCTCTATCTAAAATACTTGCTCTTGAATTTTCTAATTTTTTTCTTTCAACAATATAATCAACAACACCTTCTCTTGTATCTTCTGTAAAATTTAAACCTAATCCAGCATATTCTTTATTTAACTCATCTTTGTTTAAATAAGTGCTACTTGATTGATAGGCTTTCATTTGATCGTAAGCTCTTAACGAAGAAGAGAATGGATTTAAATTCCATGTGTTCATAAAGTTAGAGTGAGCAGCATCTAAAAAGCTAGTTCTAGTTTGAGTATATAAAGAACCTATTTCTTCTTTTGATTTTTTAAATGTACCTAATCCAAGATTAATCATGTTATTGTCTATTTAAAACTATACCTAAAGCTATTGTTGCCGCTAAATCACTATTGTTTAATAATTGTTTTTTCATTTCATTATTACTTAATGTAGATAAATACTGTAATACTGTTGTTCCAGATGGTCTTTTAATTTTTGCAAATTGTGTTTCAAATGCTTGACCAAATAATGGATTAGATATTTGTGCGTTTTGTTTTAAAACATCTAAAGCAGATGCTGCTTCTACTTGCCAATATGATCTTGCTGGACCACCTTTATATTGAATTTTTGTTTTATATTGAGATTCTATTTGTCCAATATCAGACAGTAATTTAGTTAATTGTTCTTTATTCATTCCATTTTGACCAGAAAATATATTAGTTGCTACATCAATAGAAGATTTTGCTGATGCAGGAACTTGATAGTTACCATTGTTTAATCTTTTATTTGCTTTATCTTTTTGAATTTTAATTTCTTCTTGTGTCATTTGAACAGGATTACCATTAACAATTTTAGTTTCTGTTTTATAAAATTTATTCCACATATCTAAAGAATTATTATCCGTATTTATAATCGAAGCATCTGACATTATTGCATTAGAGTTAGCCACTTGATTTTCCATTCCTATAAATTGTTTGTCATACTCTGATTGTGATAAACCACTAACTTTAAGATTTTCATTTTCAAAATCTACATCATACTCAATATCGCCAAACGGATTAGGGTCTGGTATAAGTGGTAATACATCGCCAGTTATAGGATATATAGAATCAGTAGTTTTAATTTTAGGGTCTTGATTAGGTTGGTCTGTAAAATAAAACTCTATTCTTTCACCTTCTGAGTTTCTTACTGGTTGTAATCCGTTAGAAAAATCAGCATATAAAACCATACCTGTCATATCACTATTATTTAACCATTTGGAATGGTTACGAATAGTAAATGTTACTCTTTTTTTAACTTCTTCTTCAGTTAAATTAGGAATATTTAAAGATGAAGCATAGTGCATATAACCATCTACTCCCATCATACGATCTAAATAATTACCTTCTGAAGTATCTTTTACACCTATCATAATTGCTTCTGCTTTATTTTGAGCAGCTACTACAGGAACATTTATTCTATTTATACTTTTTGGTATTAATGCAGTTAAAGCATCATTAAGAACATAATCATTTAAAAAATCATTAGCTGCTGATTCCGCTGCTTCTTCCGCACTTACATTTTTATTCATTCTTACTAATGTAACTTTTAATAGAGCTTCATTAATTCTTAACATTAAAGCAGCTTTAGATTCAGAGCCTTCTCCTTGTGAATCAACAACTTGTCCAAAATCTTCTGTTTTTTTAGCAACTATTTTTTGTAAACTTTCAGTTGTTGTACCTTTTTGTTGAGCAAGTTTTTTTAATTCTACTAAATTACTACTATTAAATAAATCTCTAGCTAACTCAACACTATCTGTAGAGATAGCCATTAGTATTGTTTCTGGTGTTTTTTCATCTTGTAAATGGTTAACAATCATTCCCATATTTTCATTACCATAATTAACTTTTAAACTTTGTATTAATTTTAATTTATCTTCTGATGTTATAGTTGGGTCTAAAAATTGACTTTTAATTTGAGTAACTTGTTGTTTGCTTAATATTTTAATATTAGCTGAATTAACTTTCATTCTAAGTTGCTCATCTATTAATGCGTTAGTTAATATTTTTCTGTTAGATAATTCAATTTGGGGATCGCCAGTTTCATTGTTAAGATTATTAGTTAGCTCTGCTATATTAGAATTAGTTTCTGTTATAAAACCAACAGGGTCTTCTTTCATTTGTTTTACTCTGTTGTTTCTAGCATTTTCTAAACCTACTTTTAATTTAGCTTGTGTTATACGATCTGCTGATCCTATATATAAATCTGTGCCAAAGTTTTTATTTTCAATAAGTTCATCTGCTTCACTTAAAGGTAATGTTCTAATAAGCCTTACATCTGCAGCATTAATTTTAGCTAAATCATAAGTTGTTTTTAATTCATTGTATTCTTCTGCTGGTAAAATTTTTTTTGCAAAATTAAAATCAAAAGCCTGTTCTGTTCCTTTGTCTTGTAAAGAAAAAATAACATTAGCAAATTCTTTTTTTAAAGGTTGAACCATTAAAGTTTCAACTTTTCTTACTAATTTAGTTCTTTGTTCAACATTTAAGTCTGGATAAGCTAAACTATTTTGTCCTTTTTTAAGTTCGTCATAAGCAAAGCTAGGCTTATCATAAATATCTTTGTTGGCTTGAAATCCTTGAACAAGAGCTGGAATATTACCAATCATTTCATTAAGTTTTGGAGCTGGTATTTTACCAGTAAAAGCATCTGTATATAATTTAGTTAAGTTTGTTTGCAGAGTAGCATAATCAAAAGCATTAACATTACCTGCCATACCAAATTCATCTACAACATTTACATCTCTATTATTAAAAAGAGCTTGAGTAATTAAAGAAGTTTCTGCTTCTGATACTTGGTTTTGTAAATCAGTAAAAACATTTTTTTCTACTGTATTATCAATTCTAAAAATTCCTCTATTGACAGCACTTAAAGCATTGTTTTCAAATAAAGTTTGACTAGCACTATTAGTAGATTGTCCTTTAAATTGACTAATTAAACTATTTGTTTGTGCTTTGTAGTAAGCATTAGCAGCTTCTTTATTTACTCCTAATACACTATCGTTAGCAATGTAATCTTCAACAGTTTGTAATTCTCTAGTAAATTCATTTCCTAATCTTAATGCTTCAGTTCTATTCTGTGTATCGTTTGCTTGTACAGCTTTCTTTACAACAAAATCTGTTATAGGAGATAAAGCACCGGCAACAGTTTGTGATAAAGGAACTTGTAAATTAGACTTAACACTTCCAACTTGTGCTGTAGGTCTTGCTTCAGATGTGAATGTAGGAATTTTAGGCATTAATAGTCATCCCTGTTAGATTGTATACCAGCATTTACATTGTTTTGATTATAAGAATTATTTGAATTAAAAATAGAAGATATTTTTTTTTCTCCAAAATTAGTTGTAGCTAACAAACTAGTTCCAGCTTTAGCAACAGTAGATATATTTGCTAATCGTGCTTGTTGTCTTGCCATTTGTCCTTGTATTCTTGAAAATCTTGCTTCTTCCATTTTATTAGCCACACCAACATCTGCATTATATCTTGTAATTTTTTTATTCATCTCTGCTTCTAACGCATTAGCTTCTGTAACTCTTGCTCCAGAACCGCTAGTTATATCAACACCAGATTTTGCTA